CCATAAGGATTAATTGAGATAGAATTATCGCTTGGACTATATCTAGATGTATTTTGGTATTTTAAAAACTTCATAAGTTTTCCTCTACACTTGCATTGAACTTACTGTAACAGTAATTAAATCTGCTACAGATGTACCAACCCAAATTTCATCGCCTGAATCTAAGATAATTTTTTCATCACTGAAAAATACTGTTTCGCCTGCAGGCACAATTAATGTGTTAACAATAATGTTATCTGTATCCGGTGTATCACCAGCTTTTACTAAGTACACACTTACATTACATGTATTAACAGACTCATCCGTAATAGTTGGAGTACCAAGGTTACAAAGGATCATTGTAGTAATTGCGTTTACCTGTCCTGTAACACTGCCTCCAATAGGAGCACCTGTAGTTGTACTAGTATAGACTTTTTCCGGAACACTAACACTTGTTGCAGATACTTTTGTACTTTTAATCATTTGTTTTTCCTTTAAAATATCATACTGTAAAGTAATGCTCTGTTTCTATTTACTAGTTCTCCAGTTCTAGTACCATTGGTAAAGAACACACCTGTTTGACCTAACTGTTCTTCATTGTGATAAAGAATAGTTGATTCGTTTACATATGCTGGAGTAACTGCAATTTTTTCAAGTTCAAGTCCGTAGTTAAGTTTAACTTTACCTGTACCTTGTGTTCTTAAAAAGATATTACCGTTAGTATCGTTGTTTGTTATTTCGTTGTTAATAAATTCAAGGTTTTGAATTACTGCTCTATTAGAATAAAATTGAGCACCTAATGAACCATCAACAATTACTGAAATAGCACTTTCTCCAAAGGAACTATATCCAGTATTGTCAATCAAGTAAGTTAATGCACCACTAACATCTTTATCAGTAACAATGACCCTTGTGTCATTATCAATAATTTGGAATGTTGGATTATCTCTAATAGCATCGTCAACATATTTTTTGTTAGGAATGTCATCGTCGTCTGTTACTTGATCTTTATAATTTGTAGTACCAATAACTTTTACAACGCCTAGTCCTGAACCGATAAGAGTTAAATCTCCCCCATCTGTAGTATCGCTAGTTGTAATAGTTTTTAATCTTAGACTACTATCATTAAAATTGTAACTTCCGCTGTTACCTTTTGCAATGTTAAACGTATCATCATTTTCATCATAAAAGAATGAAGCAGGCGTTTCGGTTCCTCTGTCAATCTGTATACCAGCATATCTTAGAGAAACACCTGCGCCTGTTTCACCATAATTTAATTCAATAATGTTATCGTTAACGTTTAAGTTTTCAGCTTGAACAGTTAATGTATCACCTTCAACAATTAAGTTTCCAGTAATACGAACCTCACCAATACCTGCACCGGTATCAAATTTTACATTCGACCCTTCGCCTGTTTTGATTGTATAATCACCATTGGTTTGTACTAACTGTGCCATTATCCGTTACCTTTAATTATTAAGCGTCTTCAGTGAAGTCATCATCATCTGTACCAGATAATGTGTTGTCATCACCAGCTTCTTCAACTTGTGCTGCGCCATCTGAAGTACTAGTTGCAAAGTTCCAAGGAACAGTCAAACCGTCATATGCGTTTGAACCTGTTGCAGATGGTGCTGATAGTGTTGCTTTCTTTCCAGCAATTTTACTTACTAGATAAGTTTCACTGTCGTCCATATTAAATGAAATTGACATTTCGCCTGCTGTTAATGCTGCTGGTAATTTACCAGTTGTTAGTACACAAGTAAATTCACCTGCTGTTTCAATTTCTTCACAGACAAATTTCTTTGAACCTTTTTGCTTTACGATATAACCTTCTTTAACTGCTGAGCCGTTATGAAAGTTGACTTTGATTTCTGATCCAGCCGCTGTTGGCTCACCAAACAATCTTTTATTAAGTGGTCTTCCCATTTTTTTTCTCCTATTAAGTAGTCCTATGCGAGTTCTAGTCGCTACGCTGTGGGTTAAACAGCATAAGTCCGCCACACTATGCGGCACACTTTAGACACAAGTATTTATCTTCTGCTAAGAATAGATAAGAGTTCTTGCTGTCCAACAGTTTTAAGGAGAATGTTGATATTGTCTATTTCTGCTTGGGCACGTTCTAAATGTATAGTACGTTTTGTCTGCCTATGCATAATCATGTGCTGACTATGATTATCAATGAGCTTTTCTAGTGCTTTAGATAACTGACGAACATCGTGTTTGAACATAGAATGGTTCTTATTCCATTTTTTCACTTGTTCTCTTAATAAAGAGAAGTCTTTGTCGTCTTTTATCTCCATGCTAGTATTATATAGTATTTTGGACAGTTAGTCAAGAAAAAAGACGCCGTAGCGCCTTTTTAAAATATAAGCAAAATAGGTAGGACTTGGTTACACCTACAAGCACGTACACAGAATACCATTCTATCACGCACAACCTAGTTCCGCTCGGTAGAGCAATGTGATCCTCAGTCTCTCAACCTTGAACCTGGGTACCACCCCTAACTAGTCAAGTTCGACCCTTCTGGTAAAGGCCTCTTCCTTGCACTATAAACAAAAGTTAATTACTCTTTTGTTGCTATATTATTAATATAACACAAAATAAGTATTTGTCAACCTCTTTTATTTTGGATAAAACTATATATTATTACTTGAAGTAACAGAAATATGTTTTAGTACTTTGCCAGTATTCTCGCCACTTTTTACAGTATAACCACTAGTACCACTACCATTAATGTTTGGCTCAGAACGTGACATCATTAAGATGCGTTCCTTACGAGCTCTCATTTTTGCCTCGCGGTATGTTTTGTGTAAATGATCGAATCTGTTCATAACACCCTCCTTTTTAAAGTTAGGTGCGTTCCTTCGCATAATGCTACTTCCGTCCCGATTGGGATGAACGATACTATTATTTAGTCATAAAAAAAGGGCGATATAAAAATACCGCCCTTTAGTAGATTTAAAAAATCTAAACTTGCTTACGCAAATCTTAGGTTTGCAGATGTTACTGCAACTTTGCCTAAGTAGTCAGCCGCATTACCAAGAGATGATGCAGTGTTTGTTAACTCTACATAACCATATCTTGTCATGAAACTTACAACTGGCTCAAATGTACCTGGATCAAGTACAACACCGCTTGACATCAAAGGAATGTATGGGCAGTAGAACGCAGGTGCGTCTGATTCCGAAGAACCTTTGTAACCGATCAACACATCGTCGTCAGTTGCATAACCGTTTACGTACACACGCATTGCACTGTTTAAAGTTCCTACAAACTTAGTGTTTGTTGGTGCTTCAAAAGTACCTTCAGTTGTTCTTGCGAACGCTGAAGTTGTAGCAGATTGTAACAACGTTAATACTGTTGGTGAAACAACAGCGTAGTTACCTGCGCCACGTCTTGTACGCTGTGCAATTAAGTTTGCAACTCTGTTGATTTGAACAGCTAAAGCAGCATGTTCGTCACCAACGAAAGTAGCAGTACCTGATACTGCACCTTGGTCATAAGTTAAAGCAGCCGTACCAGCAAGTGTTTTCAATGATTGAATAACTTCTTGGTCAATTTCAGCTGTTATTTCTTGTGCTAAAGCAGCCATTACTTCTGCTTCGATGTCAATGCCTTGTTGAGCTTGTGCATCTTGAGCAGCTTCAAACGTCCAACGAGCACTCAACTTACGAGTTTTCGCTTCAACAGTTTGTTTCAAGATTTGAATGCTTAATCTGTTTCCAGCTACACCTTCTAAAGCTGCTGTAGAAGCTGCTTTATCATTAGTAGCACCAGAATAACCTTCTGCAATCTTGAAAGGTGATAGTGCTTCGTCGCCTGCTGTAGTGTCAGTTCCACTTCCAGAGTTGAATGCATCAGCATAACGTACTCTTAGTGTGTGGATTTGACCAACAGGTCCAGTCATTGGCTGAACGCCAACTAGTTCATTAGCGATGACCGTAGGCATCACACGTCTGATCACTGGAAGGATCACACGGTTTAGTGTTGCAACGTTACCGGCAGAAGTAGCACCTGCAGTGGCAGACTCGTTCAAATACGTGCGGGTATTCTCTAGAGTTGTTGCCATAACAGTACGCTTGTTACCTTGAAGTCCTTCTAAAAGGGCATCTTTGGTTTCTGACCAGCGACTTTCTAGTAGTTGTGACATTGTTTTTCTCCTTAAACTTTTAAGCCCGCAAGCCTGCGGATGTCAAATATCTCAGCAGTTTTTTCTCTACTGCTAATTTGATTGCCTTGTGCTTTATCGCCTGTTATTTCTTTTGCCTCTGTCAACGCCACTTTAGATGGAGCACTTCCTTCCATTACAGAAGAAATATACTTGTCATAAGCTGCGTGTAATTTATTAGTCTGTACAGATTCTAGTAACTCACCCATTACCTCACGCTTCTCTGCTGCAAGAGGTCCTAGCAATTCTGCCATTACATCTTGTCTAGCTGCGCTATCTTTGATACGAGCAATCTCTGCATCTCGACTTTCCACTAACTCTTTAGATTCTGCAACAATCTTTGCTGCCTCTTCTACTTCAGTTTCTTTCTGTTTTACAACTTTAAGAAGTTTAGAAGTTTCAGATTTTTCATTTAAATGGCTAGTAGCGTATTCACTTGCGAACGATTCAAAAAGTCTACGACCAAAGTCGTTTTCTCTCGCTGCCTGAATATCTTCTTTCAATTGTACCATTTCAGATTTAATACCTTTCGATACTGTACCTTCAACGATTTTCGATGCTTTATTGATAAAGTCTTTCTTAACTTCTTCAAATTTAGCCTTGCTATCTCTAACAAGTTTAACTTTGGTTTCTGCTAAGTCTTTCTTATCAGCATGGAATTCAGCAATTTCTTTCGAAAGTGCATCAACAATAAAAGATTCAAGTTTGGCTACGTTACCTGCAACTGCTTTACGATCTTCACGAAGTTCTGCTAATTCATTCTTAAGATTTTTAAGAACAAATGCTTCCATAGCTTTTGAATCTTTTACGATTTTATTAGCATATTTTGCTTTAGCTTCAATAAGTCCTTGGCGGTCTTCAGCAAACTCAGAAAGCTCTGCTGTAATTCTGTCAGCCAGCATTTTCTCAACTGCTTCAACCATCGCGGTCTTATCGTGTTCGTACTTCTGTGCATATTCTTCACGCAATTGTGTAGTAACATTATCACGGTTATCTTGAACGGTTTTTTCCCAAGCGGTCTCAATTTCCGACTTGACTTCTTCGGAAATCACATTGTTTTCAAATAGTTGTTTTACAAACTCTAGCATTGTGATTCTCCTACGCTTTATTTAGACTTGAAATAAAATTTTTCAAGCTCTCTGCTATATATCTTTGTGCCTGTGTATCGCCTTGTACTTCTTGTGCCACTTGAAATGCCTTGTAGCCACCTTGTGCATTCATAAGGTGTTCGTAAACTGGTGTTGGATATGCTCCCGGGGCAGATGGTTGAGCTACGACATCAACAGTAATAATTTCAAATCCTTGAACATTACCATCTCCGTCAACTTCTCCCGAACCTCTACTTGAGACTCCCAACTTGACTCCTGATTCCAACATCGATGAAACAATTTGTCCCATCGGCGTTGGTAACATTTTAAGTTTTCCGTAGCCATTTGGACCATCCATCCACATTTTTGTAATCATGTGACTGACCCTGTCCAAATTGATGCGTAAATCTTGTGGGTGATCAACTTCACCTAGCACTGAATACCCCCCAGAAATCTGTTCGTTGAGCGTCTTGACAGCCCTATCAATTTCTTTAGAAGAATAAACACGCTGATTAGCGTTACGAATGTCACCCTGAATACAGATGCCACTCAAATGTAACGACTTACCATCCGCCTGCTCATCACGCTCAATTACGATTTTAGCCTGATCGAAGCTCAGATGTTCTGCTAGTGTAGTTTTCACTTATAGTCTTCCTTTTTACTATCGTTTGCTACGGAAAATTGACTGCTTATTATCAGCTGATTCACCTGCGCCTTTCTTTTCTGCGCCATGTCCTGCTGTTTTTTCTTTAAAAGCGCCTTTGGCTGCTGCTTTAGGATCATTTACACCAATGTCTTTCGGTGTAATGTCTGCTAGTCCGCCATCATTCTTACCTGAATCTTCGCCGCCTTTAGCAATATTAGCTGTAGTTCCGCCCATGTCGTTTTTCATATTGTCGACAACTGACTTTTTGCTTTCTGCGCCTTCAGGTGCACCTTTTTTCTCAGCACCGTGTCCGCCAGCAACTTTTTCTACATACTCTCTAAAAGTATCTAGTTCGTCAACTTCTGGGGTTTCAGATGTTTCTGGAGCAAAAGCTTCTTCTGAATCCATATCTGAATCCATGTCGCCTTCTCCTTCATCACCTTTGATTTCGTCAAATTTTGCTTGTAACTCATCAACAATTGAATCTAGATCTTGGAATAACTCAGCTGGCTCTTTTTCGCCTTCTTCTTCTGAGTCTGCATCAACTTCTGATTCTAAATCGTCTGTAGGATCGCCACCCATATCAGGCATATCGTCTTCGCCTTCAATTGCAACGTCTTCAAACTCTTCGTCGACTTCTTCGTCTTTTGAGTCTTCTTTAACTTCGTCTTCGTCAGTAGCTTCATCAACTTTGTCTTCTGCGTCATCATCTGATGCTTCATCAACTTTGTCTTCTGCTGCATCATCATCTTTTGATGCTTCGTCAACTGCTTCGTCTTCGTTATCTGAAGTTTCGTCTACTTCCTCATCTTTCATTTCTTCTTCAATAAGGTTTTCGTAGATTTCACGTGATTTAGAAACCACGTACTCGTGAAATAATTCTTCTGCTTTCTCTTGGTTATCGTTAACCAAGTTTTCAAGCATTTGTTCTAATGTAGATTTATCTGCCATTTTTGTTCTCCTTGAAATTATCGGTAAGGCTGTTTGTTATATATTTACATAATTGTTATAAAAATAGGGTTAAATGGTAGTATTTTGACTCATTTTGTGTTGATATATAGTTCCTTCAAAGGTATTGTCAAAATCACGCAAACTAACATGCTTCAAGTTAGTGTGCTGCGGACCTAGTTTATCTGGTATAAATGCGCCATCTTCAATGATTCTATAAAAGGTTGTCTTGGTAAATTCCTTAATAACCTTCTCTGTTTGGCTTAACCAATTACCAAAAAACGTTGCAGAATCAGTAGTTTTCTTATAGTTAAAGGTGTCTGCATATACATTATTAAACTTTCCTTTAAGTCCTTGATAGTCAAAACCAGCAATGTAGATATGCCTGTGTCCGTTTTGTGCTGCAAACCATAGTGCTGTTGGTCCACTACTCCATCCTTTGTGTGGACTAAAAAAGTTAATACCGGTATTAGTTTTAATACCTTTATTAGGATTAGTCCAAACTGAACCCTTTTGATGGTAGTTTGCTTCAATCATCTCATTAACCATTTTAACATCTACTGCTACAATGTAATGAGGATCAAATTCTCTATATTGTGCATTACAACCATACACTGTGCCAACTTTTAAAAGTTTTTCACAGTCAATAGCTCTACGGCTCATACCGTTGCCTAATACAAATGCTATATCTTTATGGAGTTTTTTATTCTTCTTGCTCAAGCTTCGCCCCGTACATTTGTCTAATAAAATCTAGCTCTGATTCTTTTTCAGCAACATGAGCTTCGGATTGTAATCTTAATTGATTAATTTGACGTAATGTAAGGCGTATTTTTCTAGTGTCATCTTTTTCAAGGACGTCATCGTCTTTCTTATTGTCGTAACGACGGTCAACGGAAAAATCGTTTACGTCATCGTTAAAATATAAAAATTCTTTCAAAAGCATACTAGTATTTATTAAACTGCAGGAGTTTCTGCAGTTTCTCCACCACTTACATCATCTGCCGGAGGTGCTTCAGCTGGCGCTTCTGCTTCTTCGGCTGCACCGTCTGTTGCCATCCCCGTAGGCGTTACACCTACCGATCTTAACTCCGCACCAGCATCACCTGGTTCTTGTAAGTTACCGGCATTTTCTTCTTTCCACAATTTTTCATTTTCCACAATTTCTTCTTGTGATAAACCTAAGTAACGTTTCATTGCAAAACGTTTACTTAAATGCGGAATTGCATCTACTACACTAAAAATATTCGCTCTGGTAGTATCAAGTTCTGCTTGTCTGTATGCTGCAAAGTTTTGTGGTGGTTGGAAGTTAATGTTAAACAGTGATGCATCAATGTTATAGCCGTTACCGTCTAACCAAAGTTTAAACTCTTTGTCAAACGCTTCACACATAATGCTTTGAAGTCTTTCGCAGTATTTGTTAAATCTTAGTTCTTGAATATAT